CGATGTAGTTAATCGTTCTCTTGCTCATCGTCTTGTTGATTAGTGCCTTGTTTAGGCGGCTGATACATGTACTTGTTGAGCCGATATTTGTAGTCGACCCCGAAGAGCGCCCCAGCGAAGGTCGACATCTCACCAAATGCAAGGAGCACGGAGTTGTGGATCTCCCCTCGAGGGACGACAAGGAACGCCGTCCAGACGAGTGCTATGCCCGAGAGAGTGAGGAGGACGGCTATCCAAAGTTGGACAGTAAGGCGCTTGCGCATAATAGAGTTAGTAGTGGGCGTCGATGTGGATGCCCGAGGTTGTTATTTTGATGGAGTTGACAGTTTGCCCGTCCATCTCAAGTTGCTTGCGAATGCGAGCTCGCCAGTACAGTGGCTGGTTGTCAAGGAGCATGTCTGAGACACCGCACCCGACAGCAGGGGCTTCCTTAAGCTCACCCTGATGTAGGGTGAGTATCAGGGCTTGATTCTGCGGCAGCGTCTCACCGAGAGTAAGTCCCTCGATGATGCGCCCTTCCTCGTCGCGCACAAGGTGGATGCGAGGCTCGTAGTAGGCGGTAAGCGTGATGCCTATCATATCAATGTGTCACTTTAGTGTCTTCGTAGTCCTCTCTCCTCGTTAGGGTGAGCGGCTTACCTGCCCAGGAGGCAACGGCTGCCTTCAGCGACGCTCCGCCATCATTAGGCACGGGAGTCCAGCTTGAGAGTACCTGCTTGATACCGTTGATATCCCTCTCGAGTGTATTGAGCTTGCTTGTAAGCTCCTGGATCTTGACCAGCCCTCCCAGCGAGCCTCCATTGATGATCACCTCCTCGGCTCTATCCATTGAAAGCACAACCAGGTGGTCAAGATCGCCCGTGAGCGATCCAACGATGACGACTGAGCCGACGGCGGGGCGCACAATAATCTGCGCTCCATCCACCTCGGTGGAAGCCCGTAGGCGCACATCAGGAATGCTCAGCCCATCGATGGAAACCTCGCAGGTGATATCCGATAAGGCTGTGACAACCCCCTGGTAGAGGTTAGTTGCCTTGCCCCCTCCGATCTTAGCGAGGAGCTCACGTAGCTCTCTGTATGGGTCCATTATTAGTTAAGTCTAAATCCAAGCTCGACCTTCCGCTTTCCGCCCGATGAGCTGAACTCCGTCGTAACGGCGCGAACGAAGTAAGTACCCTCTTTATGTGGATAGTCAGGATCGTGTATCTCTGCGGTGTCACCAGCTCGACACTCAGGGATGAGCCAGGTGTCGATGCTGCCGTCGTATCCGTCGAAGGTGCGCCGTTTCAGCTCAGTCTCCCCGCGCAGGCGCATACTCACCTCATCAGAGGTAGGGCACTTGACGGTGATCTTGTCTCCTCCAGGAGTACCGACCTCTATCTCGCGCACCTTCCCATCGGGCAAGAGCGCCTTGACAGTTATCTGGTACTTCTTGTCCTCCGCCTTTCGGTAGGTGAGGTCAGCGGACTCAACATTATAGCCGAAGTCATATAGGCGCTCTTGTCCGACGACCTCTCCTGGAGGGTGTAGATGGAGCACCCCGTCGCGCAGGTAGATGTCGGCTCCGCACTCCTCCTGCACCTTTTTGAGCACATCATAGGCGGTCGCCGACTTGATGACGAACTTATCGTATACCCAGGAGTAGGTGCATTTAACCTTGAGCGACAGTCCCACCTCCTTAATGATGCGTGACAACAGGCTTGACAGCCCGACCTTCTTCAGCACCGCATCCTTGAGGGGCTTGCGGAAGAGGAAGAGGTCGTCTTCGCAGGTCAGCGTCAAGTCACCGTTATCAGTGGAAATACGCTGCAGGTAGCCCGTAAACTCCTCGACGAGCCCCGTCTCCTCATAGCCTAGACGAATAGTGACTGCATCTCCACGATGGATTGCATCTTCAACGTCGAGCGCCTTGTTGTACTCGGCAGCAGGGAGTGTGATCTTAGCCGTGTCTGCGAGGAGCTCCACCGAGGAGTGTATCTCCACCTTATCGAGCATCGAGAGCTGGTAGCCACCTATCTGGATGTCAAAAACCATCGTGTACATAGCTGACTACTTGGTGAGGTCTCGACGAGTGAGTAGGAGCTTGTAGGTATCGTCACTCACTGCCTGGAGGGAGAAGTTCTGATTTGCATCACCCGAGGTGTGCGGGAACTCCCATGACTCAAAGACAATACGCGTGATACCGAAGAGCTCCAGAAGTGGGCAATAGGCGGATACCTTGGCCGCCTCAAGGTACTTTCGCAGGCGCTGCACATCATCCTTTGGGTAGCGTCCATCGGATCCGATAAGCACGCCCTCAAGTCTGATGCTATAGTCATCGAGCGTCCAGCGCTCCTTGACGGAACCACGGATCTTCCCCTTTGAGACCTGCCTCTTCGTGAGGATGTGCTGCCCCGTTATGCTGATCATCGGCTCTTGAGGGAGTAGCCACGGCTCCTCACCTTCAAGTGCCAGAGACACGGGGAAGACCATCGGCAGGCCGAGGGCATTCGTCTGCACCTCCTCAAGCTCCTCCTCAGAGAGAGGTACATCTACCTCGGGGAGATCTCCGTCAGGGAGGGCTACCCCTGCTCGATTGAAGAGGAAGGGGGGAGGTATGGGGAGCCGCCTAATTATAGTGTCAAGCTCGAATGTTGTCATCGGTCAGTGCTTGTTGCTATGGCCAGCGAGCGGTTGACCACTGATATGATGCTGCGCTCCAGCTCGGCAGTATCGGTCTTGTCCATCATGGACACCTGGATGCGCTCGACGAGCTTGCCGATATTCATCGTTATTTGAGTGCTGCGCGTACCACCAGTGGCTATTGCGTCGCCTGTCTTTCCACGGCCACCCTTGCCCTTGCCTTTGCCTCCCTTCTCGCTTCCCGAGCCAAAGATGACGCTTTCACTGCTGCTACTTCCGAGCAGGCCAGGAACGGATATCGACGCAGTCTCTTTGCCTTCATCACGCTTTTTAGCCTCGTCCTTGGCGATCTCTTCTGCGAGGTGCTTGTCATAGCCTGAGCCGACTCCGCTGAGGAGGTCCTTAGACGACTGGTAGGCTTGCGTGGCGCTATTGACGCCGACGAAGCCCTTAGCAGCATCGCCTACGGCATTGGCAGCACCAGAGAAATCTCCTTCAAAGAGCAGCTTGATCGCCTTTCCGACGTTGCCCACAGCATCGAGCAGCTCGTTGATACGATTGGTCACGTACTCTTTGATGATACCGCCGAATCCCTTAATCGTGTCCCACATCGTGAGGATAAAGGCACGAAACCCTGCGAACTTATTCCAGCAGGCAACAACCACCGTGATGAGCACCCCGATTGTGAGGACAATCATCCCTAGTGGGCTCATTGCCTGTACTGCGTTGAGGGCAGCTTGTGCGCCCGCGAGTGCCGTCATAGCACCCTTGGCAATAAGCGATGCGGCGGCAAGCCCATACTGCGCGATCCGCTGTAGCTTGACAGCGATGGTGAGTGAGACGATGATCCCTGTGATGATAAGGATTGTCGTCTTCCAGCGCTCGAAGAATCGCACCGTACCGACAACAGCATTGATGACTCCACCAATGACCGCGAAGACTTTAGGCACGTACTTCCCAACGATCTCGAAGAGGTCTAAGAGGTAGGGCTTGACCTGCTCGTAGATACTTACCGCACCGTCCTGGATAGCCCCCATCATCGTATTGAAGGATCCCGCACCAGAATTGCCCAGTGCATCCATCATACCGTGGAACTGACCACCCTCGCCAGTAGCATGAGCGATCGCCTGTGCTACATTTTCGGCGGTGATCTGTCCCTTACGCATCCTCTCCTGCATCGCCTCAAAGCTCTCACCCGTCATCGAGGCAAGCTCCTTGAGGGGGTTGAAGCCCGCGCCGACGAACTGCTGGAGGTCTTGCCCCATGAGCTTACCAGCGGCGCTCACCTGTCCAAAGACAAGCGACAGGGTAGAGAACTTTTGGGCATCCCCTCCCGATATATCCGCCAGCTGGCGCATATATCCCGTAACCTTGCTTGCTTCAATGCCAAACGAGAGCATCTGCTGTGCACCCGAGGTAAGCTGCATTCGGTCAAAGGGGGTGCGTGCTGCAAAGTCAGCAATCTCACCAAGCATCTTGTTTGCAAGCTCTCCATTGCCGACAAGCGTCTTGAATGCGATACTCGTCTGCTCGGCTTGCATCCCGATTTTTGATACTGCCGCCAGCCCTCCGCCGATGAGGGCGTAAGGGTTGGTTAGCAGCGCAAAGCCAGGGATGCTACTAAGCTGGCTACCCAGGTTAGAAAAGCTGAAAGCCTTGCTGATAGACGAGCCAACGCGCTTAGCTTTACTCTCGATATTGTCGAGAGCGCTAATAACTCCTCGAGCCGTCGACCAGACATTCTCCTGCCTGGCTTGGAGGTTGATGAAGAATTTTAGCTGCTTATCCATTGCCTTGGGCTTCGAGCTTACGTAGCTCGTTGAGATAGTTGATTGTGGCTGCCCATTGATTATCGGGCAGCGTATCGGGGTTTAGGTGTAAGTAGTAGCGGATGTAGGTATCGAAGAAGAGGAAGCTCTCCCAGGAGACCTGTCGTTCTTCGGAGGAGGAGATAGCCTCCGCCTCCCTCAAAGCTTTTTTACCTCGGCCTCCTTCTGCTTGAGGACCTCATCCAGCTTGCCTATAGCAGGCAGGAAGTAGTCGTCATCTTCAAGAATCTCCTTGTCTCCGTCCAGCCAGAGTTGCTTGAAGAGCGTTTCCGACAGTTGGATGGGGTCCTTGATGCCAGAGACAAAGCTGAACTCCTGGCGGGTAGGCTTACGGATAGCGCAGCTCTTATCCTCTACGACGATGAGGAAGATGGCATCCTTGCCATGCTGCTTCTTCCACGATTCGATTTGTTCGGGTTTGAATTCCATTCTTATACAGATTAAAAAGCGTTCGAAGAGCTATGCACTCTGCTTGCGCAGGAAGGTGAATGGGAGGGTATATTCAGTGAACTTATCCCCCTGCTTCCACTTGTCTTCCTCCTTGCTGAATGTGCAACCGACAAGCGTGTCGGTGTGGATGACATCGCCCTGAGAGGGGTCGCCATAGCACACCACGATGGTTGTCGACGCGCCGAGGATACTTCCACCACAAGCCTTCTGCAGGAGGTGAAACTCGCTACCAGTTAGGGTGATTGTACCAGAGTACTTGATGTTACCACGCTGGACAGCCATTGGCTGGCTGCCAGCCCCGTAGATGGGCTCCTGCTCCTGCTCGGCGGTGTACTCAATGCCACGGAGTCCAGTGACACGACGACCGCCGAGGAGCAGGGTAATGGTCATCCACTCGTACTCGCGTCCGTTGTAGATGTTCATTGGATAGGATTACTTAGATGTTACTGCAGTGAAGCCAAGCTCTACATCGATGTAGCGAGCATAACCAAAGGGGCGCACCGAGAGCTTTGCTCGCACCTCCGACGTCGCAAGGACATTGGTAGGCAGGATCTCAAAGCGACAAGCGCTACCCGTAGACTCATCGGCAGAGAGCTCCCCCTTGGCGGTCATAGCTCGGTCGACAGCCGACGTGATCTCTTGCTCCCAACTACGAATGGTTGCAGGGTGGAGCGTTCCGTCAGCTTCAAGTTCAAGCTCGTCAAGAAGGAAGGAGAGGAGGGTGTCGTAGGCGATGCGGTAGGCCTTGTCGATCGTTCGGCGTGCAGTTACATGAGCGTAGTCGTCAGACTCGCTCGTTGCCAGACGATCGTCGCAGAAGTAGAATCCTGCCCGGCCGACATACTGACGAGGGCAGATATACCCCTTAGTGTAGAGGTCAGCGACAGCACCCGTCTGCTGCTCGATAGGCTGACCGCTCAGATAGATTGCGTCGGCGGCAATCTTACCATCACGTACGCGACCTATGTTGCGCTGCACTGCACTTGCTGCAATGCGACCAGCGAGGAGACCGACAGCAGCACCCTTACCATCTGGCTGGGTGTCGCCGACAAAGACCCCTACTCTGTTGCAAGCGAGCTCGCCAAGGTCCTTCAGGCCTTGGCGCTTGAAGCCACGGCCCTCAAGGATGACGAAGAGGGGCGCATAGAGCGCTTCGGTTGCATACACTGCCGTCTCTTGAGCCTTAGGGATAGCCGAGAGCACATCGGCGACGATCCCCTCTGCCGCCTCAGGCTCATCCTGCGCATCCAGGGCGATGGCCACTGCGCGCAGGCGCCCCTTACACAGGGTGATGAGCTTACGGAGCTCACCAGCATCTTCTTCGGTGTCTCCCTTCGTACAGAGCTCGGTCATCGTCTTCGTCTTCTCGACGCCGTAAATGATGACCTCCGTACCTTCACCACCCTCAGAGTAGAACTCTCGCACATGCTTATAGAGGACAGCATTGTTCTTCTCGGTGACCTTAAGGTCCTTCAGATCCCCAACAGAACGGATGGAATAAACCTTGCCGAGCTCGTAAGTTGAGCCAACGGCCGTAGCGGCGACCATGAGAGCGAGGAGCCCATCGGGAGAGTCGCCCACCTTGCCGAGGTTTCCCTCGGCAAAGGTGATTTTAACTCGTGGTAACTGTGCCATGATCGTTGATGTTAGACGTTACCCTCTGCGACGAGGAAGACACCCTTCTTGTCGTAGCGACGGTGGCTACCGCCAACACGCATCAGGAAGGAGTAGATGTCTCCGTAGTAGGACGGATTATCAAGGGAGCTGAACATGTGTGCTTCGCCGATAGCGCGAGAGACACAGCTCTGCTGCCAAGCGAAGCCTGCACCCACCTCGGTAGCTTCACCACCAGTAGGCTCGGTGATGATGTTCCCATTGGACTTCATACGAAGCACCGTTGAGCGAGTGAAGATGTCAATCCCATAGAGACGACCCACTGTACCCTTTGCCACATCAGCCGAAGCAAGGAAGGCAAAGCGATTAGCCTCAGTGAGGCTATCAAGCAGGTCGCCGTACATATCCGTGTCGAGGATAAGGTAGCGCCCCGTCGCAGGGAGGTCCTGCTTGTCCATACGCATAGCGATCTGGTGGACAACCTTATCTGTCATCTTACGACGCTGACCTGTCCCCTGAGCTGTATGAGCAGCGCGAGTATCACCATCGGTGAGAATTGGGCTTGCAGCATCGGCGCCCTTAGCCCATCGATGCAGGATGAGTTCAGACGCTACGCGCTGCAGCTCGGACTTGTCATTCCGAATGATTGACACGCGCTTGTCATAGGACAGCTCAACGGTGTCTGCATTTGAGATATGCACAGGATCCGTGGTGAGCTCATCAATATCGTAGGTGAGCTCGTTATCAGTGCGCTCACTGATCGAGGCTGGCTTGGTCGTACGGTTCACCTTGACCCCAGAGGGCTTACCCGCATGAGGTACATGCACCGTTTTGTGCGAGACATACTGAGAGTCATCCTCTGACTTAGCGACGAAGCTGTCGTCGGGGAAGAAATTCTCCTGCAGGGTCTTCAGCCAGACTTGTGTCTGTAGTGCCATAAATCTTAATAGTTATTGGTTGTTGGTTAATTGGGTGGAGCAGCTACTCCTTATAGGGGACGCCGAACTCCGCCTGGAAGAGCTCCTTGAAGCCCTCATAGTTAGTAGCCTTGAAGTCCGCAAGCAGACCTGCGCGATCGAGCTCATCCCAACTCTTCCCAGCGAACTTGCTCGTAGGCGTAGATTCTGGAGCGAGATGGTCCTCTACTCGTGGCAGCTTATTCTTAGGCTTCTGCGAGGGGAGAGAGTTGAGCAGCGCCTTCGTTTCCTCGGGAGCTGACGAGAGGAGAGCCTCATAGTGCGCACGCTGCTCCTGGGTGATCTTACCCGCCTCAACAGCTGCATCAAGAATGCTCTTATTGCGCTCTGCCTCCATTGAGGCGACTTGTGCCTTCAGCTTTCCATTCTCATCTTCATAGGATCGGAGCTGATTGGAGAGGCGAGCCACCTCTCTTACCACTTCACCCTCGCCCATTGAGGCGGTGATAGAAGGGCAGGACTTGCGAAGTTCATCGATTAGTGCCATGTCATCATTATTTATTGCCTGGTTTTCCAGGCGGTTTTGGAAATACGTTTGAATTTCTTCTTGGGTGGACTTTTCAGAGAAAGGAGGCGCATCATCCTCTTCCATAGAGTAGATTCCGTCGATGAGACCCATAGAGAGACACTCCTGAGCGGTGAGCCAATGGTCCTCCCCATCAAAGTAGGTTGTCTCAATCTCCTCGGGCGTCTTACCCAGTCGCCCTGCGATCATCTTTGCAAGTGTCCCCTGAAGCTGTTCCATCTCCTCGGCTACTCGGCGGAGCTCCTTGCTATTCCCCCATGACCCCCCACTTACATTGTGCAGCATCAAGCGTGCATAGGGCGACATATAGAGAGGCTTCCCACAAAGCGCGATGATAGCCGCCATCGACGCGGCGATACCATCAACATATATGGTGAGGTTAGCCGTGCTATTTCGAAGCGCCTCATAAATAGCCAACCCACAATAGACCTCGCCACCTCCGCTATTGATACGGATGTCGATCTTATCATAGGTGCGTGTAAGCTCAAGGAGTCGCGTGACGACATCTCGGGCGGAGACCTCTGACCAGTCTCCTACCTCTCCATAGAGGAGGATAGTTGCCTCACCTCCCCCTGAGGGAATCACGTCAAAAAATCGTCTTATCTGTGCCATGCGATTATAATTTCTGAGAGCAAATTTATAAGCGGGAACACCCTCTTTGCAAATCCAATTTTACACACGCAACTATCTGATAGTGTGACACTACCAGCGAATAACAATCAGTAAAATTGGATTTGCAAAGAGGGTGTTTTCGGAGCGAACTTTGCCTTAGTAAATCACCCGTAGGTATGTAGTAATGGCAAAGCAGATAGACTCCACTAATAAGACAGCTAAGCGAGAGATGGCGCAACGTCTCTACGTCGACAGTAACTACACCCAGGAGGAGGTGGCCTCGATCATCGGTGTCACCCGCCAGACCATTATTCGTTGGTCTAGGGAGCATCACTGGCAGGAGCTTAAGGCAGCGACCTCAGTCTCGCCTGCCGAGCAGATCCGTCAGCTACGCCAGCAGATTGCCAACATCAACGAGGCGATCCTTGCTCGTCCTATTGCCGAGCGATGGGCAACACCCGCCGAAGCGGACTCGCTCAACAAGCTCGCCACGGCCATCGCCAAGCTCGAAAAAGACGTAGGCATTGAGGACCTCGTTTCCGTGGCCATGGCTATGACAAGCTGGATGCGCTCCTCTGATCCCGAGCGGGCCAAGGAGCTCAGCAACCTCTTTAACGCTTATATCCAAGACGTCACGGGAGGGGCGAAACGATGAAACTCGAGGAAAAGAGAGCCTTATCGCAGTGGTCGGAGTACCACCGCTCGATGCTGAACGACGTGTTCACCGACACCTCCCTCTCTCAGGCGGAGGTCGACAAGCTACGTCGAGACCTGGAGGAAGACCCCATCCGCTGGATACAACACTGCTTCCCCAAGTACGCCAAGTACCCCTTCTCCAAGTTCCACATCAGCGCCATACTTCGCCTCATCGAGCACGATGAGTGGTACGAGGTGCTTTCCTGGTCTCGTGAGCTAGCCAAGAGCACGACGGTAATGTTCGTGCTCCTTTACCTGGTGCTTACAGGGCGCAAGCGCTTCGTCGTCTGCGCCTCCGCCACGGAGGACGCTGCTATACGCCTACTCACACCTCTTAAGATCAACCTCGAGAGCAACAGTCGTCTCCGTCAGCTCTACGGCGACCAACAGACACTGGGAGCATGGACGGCAGGCGAGTTCACCGCCCGCTGTGGGGCTAAGTTCCTCGCCATCGGGGCGGGGTCGGCTCCTCGTGGTCTCCGCAATGAGTACATCCGACCCGATGTCATCTACACCGATGACTTTGACACCGATGCCGACTGCAAAAACCCCGAGGTGCTGAAGAAAAAGTGGGAGTGGTGGGAGCAAGCGCTCTATGGCACACGATCCATCTCCGAGCCCCTACTGGTCGTCTGGTGCGGTAACATCATCGCCAAAGACTGCTGCATCGTACGTGCAGGCAAGCTGGCCAACAGCTGGGACGTTGTCAATATCCGAGACAAAAACGGCAAGAGCACCTGGCCCGAGAAAAATAGCGAGGAACATATCAACCGCACGCTCTCGAAGATTAGCAAGCGCGCTGCACAAGCGGAGTACTTCAACAATCCTCTCGAAGAGGGGGAGTTCTTCAAGCTCCTCCCATGGGGTAAGGTCCCGCCGCTCCATAAGTTTCAATTCCTAGTCACGTACGGTGACCCTGCCTACTCCGACAGCCGAAGTAAAAAGAGCTCTACTAAATCCCTTTGGCTACTTGGCAAGTACAAGGAGCGCTACTACATCATCAAGGGCTTTCTCGCCCACGAGACTAACGCCACCTTCATTGATTGGTACTTCCAACTTGAGCAGTACGTCGGTGGGGCAGCACCCGTCTACCACTACATAGAGAACAACAAGCTCCAGGACCCCTTCTTCCAGCAAGTCTTCCGTCCCCTCCTCGCCGAAGCGAACAAGAGGCGAAAGATGAGCCTACATATCCGAGCGGACGAGAAGAAGAAGACCGACAAGGCGGCACGTATTGAATCACGCCTTGAGCCGATCGACAGAGAGGCGCGCTGGGTCTTCAATGAAGAAGAAAAGGACAATCCGATGATGCTTGAGCTGCGCGAGCAATTCACGCTCTTCGACCTTTCACTGCCTTACCCTGCGGACGGACCTGACTCTATTGAAGGCGGCATCCGAGCTCTTGACGACAAGTTGCGAGCTTTTGAGCCAACAATCACAATCCCCGTCGAAGACCTTCGACATGACAACAAGTATAGACTATAGAGATATGGACAACTTCATTGACCTCACCGATTACGACTCCTCTATCCATAAGGAGATTTTAGGGGCGCTTGTACGAAAGGAGACGCAGCCAGGTGTCGCCAACCCATCCTACGACCCCGAGATCATCGAGACCTGCGAGGATAGAGCTGTTGGAGAGATGCAGGGGTATCTAAACAAGGCATACGACGTAGCTGCCATCTTCAGCGCAAGAGGGAAAGACAGACACGCGCTCATCCTCATGTACGCAATCGACATCACACTCTACCACCTCTTCACCATTCACAACCCCTACAAGATGTCGGGCATCCGCAAGGACCGATACGAAAGAGCTATGGAGTGGCTCAAGATGGTCGCCGCGGGAGACATCACCATCGGCGGAGCTCCTCGCCTCCCACAAGAGGACGCACGGCAAAACGCTCGCTTTATCATCGACAGCGACCGACCAAGACCCACACGACTATAGATATGGCAAGATCAGTAGACGAAATCAAGCGAGAGATGACTGATGCTTTCATGGCTGACCCAGTTATCCGCGAGAAGTACCAGCTCAAGGAGGGGGACACCTTCCGATCAGCCTTTTCGCTGGTCAGTCTGGAGAACATCCTCTTTTTCATCGTTGCCGCTGCGCACCATGTTGTGGAGCGCCTCTTCGACGGCTTCCGAGATGATGTCAACGAGGTCCTCGAGCGGTCGATCGTGGCCACCGAGCCATGGTATAAGCATAAGGCGCTGGAGTACCAGCACGGAGACAAGCTTGCCCTCAACAAGCAGACCATGCAGTACCACTACCCCAAGGTGGACGAGGCCAAGCGGGTCGTCAAGTATGCGGCCGTGCGTGACCTTGGCAATAGCATCAGGGTACTGGTATCAGGAGCTAAGGATGGTCGCCCCGTAGAGCTTTCGAGTGACGTACTAAGGGCGTTCGAAGCCTATATCCGCAAGATTAAGCCTGCGGGGGTCGTGGTCTCTGTACGCTCTGCTCCCACTGACCATATACGCATCGTGGCCACCATCTACGCCGACCCCACCATCCTATCCCCTCAAGGGGTGAGCTACCGAGACGGCTCGAGACCCGTAGAGACGGCTATCGATGCCTACTTCTCGGGCATCGACTT